GAAGTATCTCTGGTTATCTGGTGATCTTCCGCCGCTATATTTAAGTCTCCTATACAATTAAACCGATGCACAGAAAAAATTTAAATTTTAAATTTTAAATTTTTATCCTTTTCCGTATTGTCAATTTTATCCTTTTCCGTATTGTCAGTTTAACTCAAGCGGAGTCGTGTGGTAAGGTCGTTGAGAAATATGTCAGTTGGAATTACGGTGTTTGCGAGCCAAATAGTCAGTGTTCGTCGAGCTTTCACCGATGCCTGTTGTATGCCTGTGTGAGAAATACTGTCAGGATCTCGGAAGCTGGTCGTGACCCAATCAATGTCGTTTGATGCTTGTTTCAACGCATTTGCAAATGTCATATCAGAGCAGTTGAGTGATCGCTTGAGTAGCTTAGCTGCGACGATATCCAGTTCAGGTGCACTTAGGATTTTGACTTGCTCACCATATGGCCGCAACCATGCATTCGCGAATGTCAATGCATGCGACATGGACTTAGTGACTGACGAGCGCCATGGCATAGTGGATGTGAATTCAATACGCTTGTAGTTTGCCTTATTGTTGTATCCTTGGAATTTGCGAGCAATTATCACATATGATTGCATATGCGAGTTTCTGTTGATCGTCGTATTGAAGACTTCATCAGCGTTCACGGCATCTACAATATATCTCGCCCACTGAGCACAACAAATAGCTCGAACGATCAAGCACTTATTTGCCGGTATACCACGTAGTACTTTGATTACGTCCTGAATTGGCAGTTCCACGTCGACGACGAATACATCTACATGTGTAAGATACATTAACTTTGACGCATGCTTGATGACATCACCGCCCGTTTCGGACAGGAACGTTGACCATGAAAAGTCCTCGCTACGACCCGAGAGGATGACCTCAGGCGGCTTGTACGTACCTTCTCGTTGAATGATTCCAGGAAATGAGGACCGAAGATCAATCCCTTCGACGCGCAATGCACCCATTTCAAGGCCAATTGATGCGACTGCACCATGTCCTACTCCAATACTCATCAAACATCTACCTGAAATCATTCGTCGAACACGGGACATCATTGGCGCCCAGATACTCCGCGCTGAACTATACAAGCCGATTGGTCGAACTAGACCTCCAACAAATGAATCTACAGTTCGTTCAATATCCGCTGTTCTCTGACATGCATGCAAAGGCGAAATTGACCCATCGGACTTCTCCCATGTTATAGTACATCGCCCATGGTTCGTGTTGAAAGACATATGAGGCATCTCGGATTTTGTCAATTTCAATCTCGTTTGCAGTGGTAAGGATCGTAAGGAGCGAATGGCCTCATTCGCGGTCGCGTTCACATACACCAGTCGTAGTCGGGCTCTACCACCGACATGATCTAGCCAGGGGCGATTGATTGCAAGAGTGTCGACGGCCGAGCGCATGTTTAGGACAGTATTGAGTGTCGTTCTATCACTTAATATCGTGTATCGAGCAGAACGGATCGTAAGCCATTGGTAATTTGTTACGAGAATAGTGCTCACGTCTCGTGACTGAAGCGCGATCAGCGAAACGGACATCATTTCTGCGCATAATGCGCCTGAAAATGAATAATCTGCAAAGAGAATCAGTGTTGCATTGTGAAGTAGCATATCTCGTGCCCGGATTGAAAGAAGAGTTGACTCGTACAATTCTCCAGCGAGAGCATCCGCAGAATTCCTTGCACCGCTGACTCCTGGCACACAAGCGACACCATTTTCCATAGCGAATACAGTATCGTAAAAGGTTGGATGTATCAGCGTGCGTGCAAGAATTGAAGCACATGATCTTGCAAGCGCCATGACGAATTGATGCAGGAATGGTGCACCTGACTTTGTAAATTCACTGACACATGTGTGAATAGCCATTACCTGAATAAACCAGCATGTCCCTCGTACTAAATCACTTAATGGACAGTGAGAGAACTCTTTCATATCCAACAACTCGATCGGAAGGTTGACAGCTGCAGTAGATCTGAATAATTTCCCTTTCGCCGCATACTGGTGGAGCAGCTTGCTCATAATGAGGGAGTCGACACGGGTATTCTGTACAGGAACATGAGCAATTTGCGTTGATTGAGGAATGACTGGAATTTCTTTCATTTGGAGTTCACTGACATAACATAGCTTATTGTCAGTCCTAATCTTCCATTTAGGGTCCGTGGGTTTATGCACGATTACAACGTCCGTTGGTAGCTCTTCATAGTCGTCCGACATCAAGAAGCCGATTGATGCATTTGTTGAAACAACCCCGCATTTCGTCAAGACTTGGAATATGTTTGATAGTACGAGATAGAATTCCTGAAACGCAATTGGATAATCGTATTCACCACCTGAGAGCTTACCAGCAAGATCGCTGCAGAAGTTTAGATGTGTGGGAACTGTTCTTGACCCTAAAATAGAAAACGCTGAATTGTTGATTGCTGCATGTCTATGTGCCGCTGCTCCGCCGAATGCTGTAGGAAGAACAGATAGAAGTTGATCAATCGACCAGGGACTTCGTGCACGAGTGATTGTTGATAGTAATTCAACCCAACTCTCTGAACTGCCAAGCTCACTGCAAGCGAGAACTAGCTTCTTCAAATCTGCGAGAGTAGAACTACTCGTTACGATCTTGAATCCATGATCTGAAACTTTTTGTCTTGTTTTCGTTCCAAAGTTAGGTGGATAAACCCCTAATGAATCATGCAAGGAAGTACCAGAATCGGTTCTAGCAGATGCTGAGATCATTGGCTGCGCAGTGTTTGTGAAAGTTAATGGGAAGTCAAAAGGGTTGTAAACACCAATGTTTTTGTGTTCAACCTTACTGCCCCAGAGGGATCGTAACTGCTTACATGTCTCGTAACTTGTATTAGGTAGCTGAGGTAGACCTCGTTTGAGTTTTGCCTCTTCGTAGCGTTGAAGCAAGAAAGCCAAAAGTGCCGAATTGGCATTTTCAATTTCTGTTGCAAAATTTGGGTTGCCAGTAATCGCTGATATTGTGCGCGTCATTGTAAATCGAGATATGAGAGCATCTTTGACTCCACTTGGTGACAGACAATAGACATCAGACATGATTTGAGGATAGAAAGGTACTGTGCTTGTTAGGCTATCAATAAGTTTTTTGCCCTCTGCGTCCGATCCTTCTGTAATTATCTCGTAGATCCACTTATTTTTTGTCTGACCAGGAAGCATCTCTGCGATTGCCTCTTTAATGAGCTTTTTCATGTCTTTTGGTCTTCGAATTGGAATAGAATGCGGATCAAGAATAAGCTGAGTGAGTTCAGGTCTCTTAGGAGTGTGCCTTCCTTGTAGGAGCAGTTTGAGATCCCATCCAATAGTTCGTATAGTAGCAGAGAGTGATCTAACAGCTGGGACGTCCCAAGAGACGTCATCAACCTCTCCTTTCATGAAGAATCGTGTCCATGACATAGACGGAAGTCCTCCTAAAGATCCAGGAATTAGAAGTGCAAAAGTAACGAAGTCAGGGTCAGATAATAAGCGTGCCAGCATATATCTTTCAGTCATATAGTTTGGGGATCTGAATCGTTGTGATATCAGTCGCAGCGTGTGAAATGTTTTCCAGAATATGGCCTTTGGAGTTTCATAGACGGAATCGGCACACGCCATAGAACACGCACTTATCGATGCAATTTCACTCGACAATGATGGAATGTCTATTTCGTCTCTCTTAAACGTGCGAGATGCAAACTTAAGATTATACAACACATGATTACCTTCAACATAAATATCTTTACTGTAAGTAAGAACAGTGCTTGAATCTATACATTCATCAGGCTTAACTTCATGATTTAGTAAGCTGCATCTTACTTCCATTACGGCAAGGAGTTGTCGTAATTGAACATCAGCCGGCACGATGCTTGTATCGAAAGAGATTGCAAAGATTTGATTGTCACCTTGCCCTGCCATGTTGAATGCCAAGTTTTGATCATGCATAACCCAATACATCATTGCAATAGTGCAAATTGACCATAGTGCTTGTTGAATTCCCTCAAAGCCACCTCGGTGACTGTTTCTCCACACAAGTTCAGATTCAGGCCATTCTGTTACGGGTTTGTCTGGCCGTGCGCCGAGCGGCAATGTGTGTTTGTCTGTGAGAACAACTGTTGCTCTATAGAAGAAAGGATGTGCTTGGGTGAAGACACCACTCAGGCCAAAAATATCTTCTAATATGCGTGCAATTCCATGTACTGTTTCTTCACGCCAACGTAAATTCCATCTTGAAAAATCAACTTCAAGAAGTGTTCGATCTTTCCGCTTTGCATTTTTGACTAAATTGTACAATCGCTGTTTAGTTTCAGTACTTGACATCGTCATTGTCTGCTGGGGCATGTATTTCGACATGAATGACTCTTTTAGATTATACTCGGTTGACGTAAAGAACGTTCGCACTTCAAAAGGAAGCTTGCAAAAACACCGTGCAGCGGTTTTAAGTTCACGTTCTTTTTGAGTGAGTTCAATCACGTATTCGTCCTTCTTGAATTTGCCTCGTCTGAGCCGCTCAACCATTGCCACAGTGTCAAATTTTTCGACAGATAGAATCTTTTGTAATAATCGACGAGATTCGGTCCGACTGCCGCTGAACCAAAATCGTGACATTTCTGCAGCCCCAGGACAAATTGCTTTATCGTCAAGGAATTTCAGATAATCTTCCGAATAGTCATAATTGACGAATTTGTCGAATTCTATGGCGTCCAAATCGGAAATAGGATATGAGCCAAGTGGTAAAGTGGTCACTCTGTTGACATAATGCCGTCGTAATACCGTATTGTGGGCAGGCGGACAGCGCAACGGTGGCCATGATGAGTGTTCGCTAATGTAGCCTGACAAAGTTAGATGCTTGAACATCCGTACAAGTTGGCGAACAGCGAAGGAGGATATTGTACCTTTCGGTAGCGCCTCTTTTTTCACTGACTCAGCGGACTTTTTCGCATAGACTGATGGATGTCCTGAGATTTTTGAGAGACCAAATAATTCCGCTGCATCGTGTAGGTTGGTCACACGTGATACAATAGTGTTGAAACTATCAGTCAAACGTGTAGTGCCGTGAAGCTTAATCTCCTTCTCGCGAATCTTATCTAATGTTCGCTCGTATGATGTATATTTGAGGAGGTCTCCACCAGTTAGCGAATTGAGTCGAGCTTTGAATATCGCTTCCGGTGCTTTAACCAGTTCGAAGCCATCGTTGCCTATAGCTTTAAGAACAGATTCTTGCCATGAGATGACATCCTCTACGTGTGACTTTAGATTCTCTGATCCGTTGTGGAAACCAAATTGGATTGCAAGTTGTATGTTGTGTCGTCCAAGACAGCAATCTTGAATCATTTGCAGTTGCTCGAAAGTCAACAACTGCCATCGTTCGATGTCGTCATGTTTAAGAAGTAAAAAACCATCACAGAAGATTATCCTCAATGGTCCGAATGTTCGTTTAACTGTCTGCCTGTTGTTCTTGTATGACTTCCGATATGCTTCAACAATGTCTGACCAAAGTTGTGCACGACACGAACTGATTACTACATCAGTTCCAATTACTTCCGGCGGGGTCATTTTCGCGATAAACTCATTTTTTTGTTTTTGCGTCAGAATACCATCGAATTGTTGTGAGTATGCTGTTAACTCATGATCGAAGATTTGTTTTGACAATGAAAAGTCGCTTTGAAGTCTGTATGGTGATACGTGGGAGAGAGAATACAAGAATGGGTACAATCTTGCCTGAAGTATTTGAGGTGGTTTCTTGCAATAGTCGAGAGCATGTGAGTACTGAGCAAGAAGACTTGTAATAGATGAGAACGATTTACCAACATTCTTCCGCAAATATTTGAAGCACGCATGTGTCCGATGCGGATCCGTACCGGTTGCATGAATGTGTTTGTTGGTTGATGTTACTTCATCCATCAAACCAGTGAGCCTTTCGAGCAAAGATATCGTGATAGGCGAGTCAAGATGTTTTTCTGGCACCAATGCTCGATGAGACGTTTGAACGTCATCTATTGAAAAACTGACATCACCAATGTCATTAGCTGAATCAAACTCCATTGGGAGCGTTGATAACTATGTAAACTGATCAAGGGTCCGAGA